TCGGCATTTCGAGTTGAGTCCGGTACGACAGTTGTCGGATGCTATGACCCGTTGATACGTATCACCACGTCACCTGGTTGCTCTTAATCAGCGGGTTATAGGTTCGAGTCCTATGTGGCTCACTAGACGCAAAAGAGCCTTTACAATTTAATTGTTAAGGTACAAGTTCTCTCCGAGGGAACCTTGGGCGTCTTGATTGGGGCCGTCAGTGTTGCAGCACTGACGGCCCTCTTCTTTTTGGCGATTCTAGCTCTTTGTGGATGGCGCGGCCTGACTCTCCTTGAGCTTGCGCTCAAATTCTTGCACAGCGGAGTCTGGAACGACGAAGGCGCTTGTTCGGCCTGGGCCTTTTTTGTATGCGCCAGGAAAATGCCCTGCGCGAATCCAGCCCTGCACGGTAGTGGAGTGGACGTTAAAGTGCTCGGCCAGATCCCCCACCGACCAGAGACGTTCATCGCTCACGAGGCCCCCTTTCTGTAAAAACGGAGATTACAGAGATATAATACCACGATAGCGATCCCCTGTCAAATCACGAAGAAGGCCGCCCGGAGAGAGCGGCCTTCCCCTAACCCCGCTACTCGGAATAGAAAATCTGTTCTGTTCGAGCTTGACTTCCACAGAACGTTTGTGCTATACTGATCACAGTCTGAGCCGGCCGGACCGGCAAGGGCGACACCACCCACGGCCTCCCCCCCCAGTCGTGGGTGGTGTGTTTTCCTCTCATTTCTCTTCCAAATTAGAAAATCTGTTCTAATTTCCCTTGACTTGAATCTATACCATTTGGTATAATAAAGCTGACATTTTCTGTCAGCTTTAATGGTTGGGGGGGCACTAGGAGGTAGGCATGTACGCTTTGGATTCTGGTTCCCGTCCACCGTGGTTGACCGTTCTGATCGAAATCCTCTCTTTCATTCTCACCATCCTCAGCGGCGCAGGCGGTATCCTGGCGTTGGGCCAAACCCGCACTGGTGTGAGCGCCCAGGGTCTCGACCCATCCGCGTCGTGGTTCTGGATTCTCTTGCTCGCTGTGATTGTCCTGGCTATTGTGACCTGGGCGTTCCGTATGTGGCTGAAGCGCCGAGGGGATACAGACGACGAGTTATTCGATCAGGTGCTGGGCTTTGTCGACTGGGTGCTCGGCGCGCTAAAGGACGAGACCGGCAAGAGGCTGCGCGAGATTCCGCAATCCGAGGTCGAGGACGCAGCTCGGCAAGTCTATGGAGAGTTCATCGAAGGCTCGCCGTTGGCCCTTGTCCCCGAGGACGTGTTCGTCCGATTCGTGGTCGAGCGCTGGCGACAGATGGCCGGCGTGCAGATCCAGGTCAAGATGAGCGTGACGCGAACGCGCAAAAGCGTCTAGTTGGTGATCCAAGGTCTAGCCCGGTCAGATAGAGCCGGGCTAGATGCGTTCTGAACCATTCAGATTATGATCCTAACCGTAATAGGGAGCCAAGTCCACATTGACTGACACCGAACGCCTGCGACTGGAATACGTACCTCTCGACACTGCGCTGCTGTGGGAAGAGAACCCGAAACGGCACGATCTCGACGCGCTGAGTGAGTCTATCACGCGGCACGGGTTCAAAGACCCGCCGAAATTCGAGCCGGCGCTAAACGGCGGCCAGGGCGGCATCGTCGAGGGGAATGGGCGATTTCAGGCCCTGGCGTTGATGCGCGAGAATGACATCCCTCCGCCGCGCGGCGTCGAGGCTCTTGAAGACGGCCGGTGGGCCGTGCCTGTCCTATTCGGCGTGGATGCCTCTTCCGAAGCCGCAGCCCAAGCCTACGGCATTGACCACAACAACCTGACGCTTGGCGGCAGCCCCCTCGGGCTCACAGAGATGATGAGCCTCTGGAACGAAGGCATCGATGATGTGCTGCAGGGCCTGGCCGAGGCCGGCGAGATACCGATTAGCCTGGGCGACGAGTGGGGCGCGTTGGTTGCAGGCGGTGAGTCGCCGCTCCCCGATCCTGGGCCGCAGATCGATCAAGCAGCCGAACTCCAAGAAAAGTGGGGGACGGCGCAGGGGCAGATTTGGGATATCCCGAGCAAGCGCGTGCCAGGGAAATGCCACCGCCTGATGTGCGGCGACAGTACGAGCCCCGACGACGTCGCTAGGCTGATGGGCGGCGAGCGCGCGATCCTCTTTGCTACAGATCCGCCCTACCTGGTTGGATACGACGGCAGCAACCATCCGCACAAGTGGAACCAGCCGGACAAGAATAAGGACTGGTCTGAGTCCTACGGTGTGCATTGGGACGAAGGTGCGCCGGACGGTGAGCTATATCGCGGCTTTATCCGCTGCGCAATCGAGCACGCAATCGAGCCCAACGCAGCCTGGTACTGCTGGCACGCATCCAGGAACCAGGCGATGCTGGAGGGCGTCTGGACTGAGTTCGGCGCGTTTGTACATCAGCAAATTGTCTGGGTCAAGGACCGTCCCGTCTTGACCAGGTCCTGGTACTTGTGGCAGCACGAGCCGTGCTTCTTTGGCTGGGTCAAGGGGAAGAAGCCGCCTCGGGTGTCCGACGATTATCCGCGCAGTGTGTGGGAAATTCCGACCATCTCGCCTGGTACAACTACGTTACACCCAACGTCAAAGCCGGTGGAGGTGTTCGCTACTCCTATGGAGCAGCACTGCAAGCTGGGTGATCTGTGTTACGAGCCCTTTTCGGGGAGTGGTAGCCAGCACGTGGCTGGAGAGCAAACAGGCCGGATTGTGTACGGTATGGAGATCTCGCCGACTTATGTGGCAGTGATCTTGGAGCGTCTCGTTGGACTCGGTTTGGAGCCTGTCTTGGTCGATGGCAATGCGGCTCTATAGGTGGTGCATCGTGCTGGTGCTGTATGTACGCGCGCGCCATTTGCTGGAGCCCAAGTCTCTGACCAAAACTTGGGTCTCGCCGTCTTTGTGAAAGGTCGAGGGGTAGTGTCGGCGGTCGTGATCTTGGCGCGTGTAGCCTTGGGCGACTAGTTCGTCAGCGGCGGCTTCAAAGTTGGCGTTGCATTCGTTGGCCCAGGCTTGTTCGCGAGCATTCCAGTCGGGGCTAAATGGTTCGATGTGCATTGTACTGTCTCCGATTGTGTCATTCGTGTTATTGTTTGTTTCTGACTGCATCATAGCTCTGTGTTGGCCGGAAGTCAAGGCTCAGTTTGAAATCTGGCACAGATTTAAGATTGCATCGCATGGAGTGCAATAGTGGCCCGCTGGACGACAAGCGACAAAGCCAGAATTGAATACCGTCGGCTGTGGGTCGCGCGGTTGTATCTGCGTGGGCTCACGCTGCACGAGATCGAGGAGCGGTTGCCTCTGCCATCACCTCACGGAGCAGGGCTGGTCAATCCAGCCAACGGCAAGCCGTACGACAAGTCGACGTTGAGTCGTGACTTGACGGCGTTGCGTAAGCAGTGGCAGCAGATGGCTATTGATGACACAAATGCGTTGTGCGGCCGGCAAGTGGCCGAATTGCGGGAGGCACGGCGAGCGGCTTGGGGAGAGAAGGATTGGACCGAAGTCCGGCTCAACATGGCGCTGGAGGCCAAGCTGCTGGGCACCGAAAAGCCGATGCGACATACGGTCGAGGGTACGGGTAAAGATGGAGAGATCGTGATAGCAGATGGCCTTACCGACGAGCAGCGACTTGCGCAACTTGTGGCAGTACTTGACCGAGCAAGAGAAAGACGAGATCTCGGCGCTGATCCTGTCCCCAGAGCAGACGACTCGACCGCCGACGAAAACGTTTCTTCAGTGGGTGGAGCAGCACCGAGTCATACAGAATAGACGAACACGGGAATACAGCCCGTTCAGCCTGGCCGAGTATCCCTGGCTGATGCCCCTTTACAATGACATAGGAACAGTCCTACTGGATGCCTACGCCGGCACGTGCGTCGCACCATTGTTCGTCTTGCGCAAATCGTCACAGGTAGGCGCGACAGAGTTCGCGCTGAACGTCGGGTTCTATGGCATCGACGAGTTTGGCTTGAATGTGTTCTATGCGCTTCCTCCCGGATCGGGGATCGCCGGCGACTTTGCGCACACGCGCGTAGACCCAGCGATCGCGCATAGCCCCCGGTTGCGCAAGACTGCCGGCGACACGGACAACGTTGGTCTCAAGACGTTCCAACGCGGCGCTCTCTACCTGCGCGGGACACACATCCCGCAAGGTCGCCCGGACAAAGCTGCGCAGTTGGCGCAGGTGCCGGCGGATATTGCGATCATTGACGAGTGGGATCGCATTCCCCCGGCGGCGATCCCGCTAATCTACGACCGGCTCGGAGACAGCCGATTCAAGATCAAGCTGGGACTGAGCACGCCGACGTACCCGGGGGTG